ATACATTAATAAAACAAAATAAATGTAGACGCGTATGGTCGACATCCCTAGGGACTACATTTATGTATTCTAGGAGGAATATAACATGGCACAAACTACATTTTCGGGACCGGTAAGATCTAAAAATGGTTTTATCAATTTAGGACCTGGAGCAACAACTAATGCAACATTAGCAACTGATTTAACAGTAGCTAATAACGCTGGAAGAATTTTCGCAATAGATCCAGCTGTAACACCAACTGCATTAACAATTCCTGCAATTGTTTCCACTGCTGATTCAGACGTAGCTGGACCGGGAAGTGATCCAAATAATGCAAATACTATTGGAACTACTTTTGAAATTCTTTTCAAAGATAATTTCACTGGCACAATTAAAACTGCAAGTACGAATGATAAGTTCGTAGGTTCAGTTATGATTGGTGTAGACAATGGTGCAAAAAAAGCATTTGTACCTGCAACTGCAAACAATGAAGTAAATTTAAATGGAGAAGCTGGAGCTGGTAACGCTACTACAGGTGGCTTAAAAGGTTCTAGAATTAAATTTACAGCAGTAGCTGCAAATCTTTACATGGTTGAGGGATTATTAATTGGTGATGGCACAATTGCTACACCTTTTGATACTCAATAATAATTACGTGGGTGGGAAACTTTAAGACTTTTTGATCTTAATACCCACCCACACTAATAAGAAAACGGAGAAAAAAATATGGTATTCGGATCAGATAACGAAGCAACACAACAAACGACTGAGACAGGAACAGTTCAGTCTGGAAGAACAAGAGTTTACGGATTGTATTATACTGGAACCGGGACTGCTGGAGACATCGTTTTAAAAGATGGAGGAGCTACTGGAAGTGCAAAAGTAACTCTTTCAAAAGCAGCTGTTGTGGAATCTAAAATGGTTGAGTTTCCAAGACCTGTTTTATTTAAAACAGATGTGTATGCAACTTTTACGACTGAACAAGTTACGTCTATTACTGTTTTTCATAGCGGCGGAAACCAAGATTAGGAGGCTGACTAATGGCCAACACGACTTCTGGAACTACAACGTTTGAGAAAACTTTTTATATCGATGAGATAGTTGAAGAGTGTTACAACAGACTTGGGCTGTTTGATATGAGCGGTTACAATTTAAAAACCGCAAGAAGATCTTTAAACATAATGTTTCAAGAGTGGGGTAATAGAGGACTTCATTATTGGGAAGTAGGAAATACAAATATTACTTTAGTTAATGGTCAAAACGAATACGCCATTTATCGTTCTACAGGTGACGGAAATTCTAACGGAGTTACTTCAACTTTAACAGCAGCCATAACTACAACTTCTCAAACCACTGGAATTACAATCGCTTCAAAAGATAGAATGCCTACAGAAGGAACAATCAATGTAGGTTCTGAAAATATAAGCTACACAGGATTTAATAGTTTAGAATTAACTGGAGTAACAAGGGGAGTTAACGGAACAACTGCAGCTACTCACTCTAACGGTGCTGCTATCACTAATTTTGTAAATGGTGCTTCTGATATTTTAGAAGCTTCTTTTAGAAATAGCTCTAATGTTGATTCACCTTTATCAAAAATAAATAGATCAGCTTATCAAGCTTTATCTAATAAATCGGCTACAGGTCAGCCATCACAATATTTTGTTCAAAGATTTATAGACAGAGTAACTATTCAATTATATTTAACACCCGGATCTTCAGAGAATGGTCAAGCTATTAATTTTAATTTTGAGAAAAGAATTCAAGATGCAGGTGCTTATACAAACGCAACTAACGTTCCATACAGATTTGTACCTTGTATGGTTGCAGGCTTAACTTATTACTTATCTATGAAATATAAAAAAGATGAAACACAAGCTTTAAAACTAATATACGAGGATGAATTGGCTAGAGCTTTAGCAGAAGACGGATCTCCATCAAGTACGTTTATATCTCCTAAAAGCTACTATCCTACAGCATAATTATGGGAAACACAGCACGAGGAAAATACGCAAAATTTATTTCAGACAGATCTGGATTAGAATTTCCATACAGAGAAATGGTTAGAGAATGGAATGGTGCAAGAGTTCATACTTCTGAGTTTGAACCTAAGCAACCTCAATTAGAACCAACACCTTTTACAGCCGACCCTCAAGGTTTACAACATCCAAGACCTGCAAGAAAAGAACCACCTACAACTGATATTTTACCAGAAAATCCTTTTTCAACTAATGGCACAACAACAATAACAGTTAGTCAACCTTTTAGTGGATTAGTAAATAATGATCAGGTTAGATTTACAGGATTACCAAGACCCATTGGCGGTGTTCCAGTAGCCGCGTTTACTTTAAAAACTACTTTGGCTTCTGATTTAACAGCCACTGAAGTTGGATCTTTAACTTTAACTGATGCAACTTATTATCCAAGTTCAGGATATTTAATGATTCAAAAAGTTATTGAACCTGGTGTATTACCATCACCAAATGAAAATATAACTGTAGGTCAATTTCAAAATGAAGTTATTCAATATAGCTCAAAAGCAGGTAATGTTTTAAGTGGTTTAATAAGAGCATCTGCAGCGCCTTTTAGAGGCGTAACGTTAAATCCTACTATAGCTGGAGCTCACAGCTCTGGAGCTATTGTTTTTGGGTCTTATCCAATAACAATGATTGAAACAACGGTTAACCAAGCTGGACAACCACCACAAGTTACTGTAAAAAATAGTTATAGTTTTACAGTTAATTCAGCTGCAACATCAACAGAAACAGGAGGAGGATTTCAAAGTATTGTAAGTCCTTTAAATGATAGAGCATGACATATTTAGAATTAAAACAAAAAATTAGAGATTACACAGAAGTTAGTTCAACAGTGTTTACCGATACTATTATTCAAGGTTTTATTGAAGATGCTGAATTTAGAATTTTAAGAGATGTTGATTCGGATAATAACAGATTTTATGCAACAGCTAATTTAATCGTTAATCAAAGATATGTTTTAGTTCCTCAAGATACCTTAGTTATTAGATCAGCTCAGATTGTTAAACCACCAAGTGGCAGCGAAGACAGAGGCTTTTTACAGTTTAGAGACACTAATTTTATGAGCGAATATAACCCTACAGATGCTACTGGAGAGCCAAAATACTATGGTTGGTGGGATGCCAACAATATTGTATTTGCTCCTGTTCCAGATCAAACTTATGAAATTCAGATAAATTATATCTTGAAACCCACTGGATTATCCGCTACAAATAGTACCTCATATTTAGGTACGAACTTTCCCAACGGACTTTTGTATGCATGCCTAATCGAGGCTTACGGATTTTTAAAAGGCCCACAAGATATGTTGACACTATATGAAAATAAGTATAAACAAGCTGTAGAGGCCTTCTCAATCGAAGCAATGGGAAGACGAAGACGAGATGAATATCAAGCTGGTGTTCCTCGTATAGGAAAACAATAAGGAGTTAAAATGGCAATTACACAAGCGGTAGCAAATAGTTTTAAACAACAACTATTAGAAGCAAAACAAAATTTTTTAACATCAGGATCTGGTGGAAACACTTTCAAGTTAGCTCTTTATTCTAGCTCGGCAACTTTAAATTCAGCAACAACTGTTTACACAACAACAGGCGAAGTTGGTGACTCAGGATCTTACTCAGCGGGAGGTGGGACTCTAGTAAACTCTGGAACTTCTATTTCAGCTGGTGTTGCAAGAACAACGTTTGCAAATTTATCTTTCACGTCTGCAACAATCACTGCAAGAGGTGCTTTAATTTATAATACAAATCAATCTAACGCTGCGGTTTGTGTTTTAGATTTTGGATCAGATAAAACAGCAACATCTGGAACGTTCACAATTCAATTCCCAGCAAACACATCAACTGCCAGTATCTTAAGGATATCAGGTTAATTAGGAGGTAGCCTCCTATGGCCGACAAAACATATACAGTCACTGTCGCAAGTGGAAGCTTGTATGGTGGTGGAACAGGTAATGTTTTTTATTTAGACGGAGTTCGAAATGCAACAGGACCTGGTGAAATTGATTGGGTTCAAGGAGCTACTTTAAGATTCGAACAAAGTGATTCTTCAAATAACAACCATCCACTATTATTTTCAACAAGTTCTAGTTCACCAAACTCTTACAGAATAGACACTGGAGTAAGTTATTATTTAGATGGAGCTTCAGACGTTGGATCTTATACTAATACCACTTTATTCAATGCGGCTACAACAAGATATGTAGAAATTACTCCTGCTAACAATGTTGATTTTTTTTATTATTGTTATGTTCATGGTATTGGAATGGGAGGTCCAATAGATCTCGTACAAAATGCATGGGGAGCTTTAAATTGGTCACAAGGTGCTTGGCAGGATCAAGGAAATAGTGGAGCGACTTTAACCGGAATCGGAACAACGTTTAGTTTAGGTTCTGTAAGTGTATCGGGTGTAGTAGCGGAAGGTTGGAGTAATAAAGAATGGGGTGAAAGTTTATGGGGTAATGATTCTAATGATACACCAATTCCAACAGGAGTTTCTTTATCTACTAATTTAGGAAGCGTAAGTGTTACGGCTGTAGTGGCGGAAGGTTGGGGAAGATTAAATTGGAACGAATCAGCTTGGGGACAAGCGGGAACAATTTTATTAACAGGTAATCCTCTATCTGCATCTTTAGGATCTGTCTCAATTACAAGCGAAGTAAACACTGGTTGGGGAAGAGAAGCTTGGGGAGATGAACCATGGAATGAAAATACTGCTGTACAAAATGTAGACGTAACTGGTCAAGAAGTAACAACAAATTTAGGAAGTGTATCAATTAGTGGAGAAATTAATCTTGGTTGGGGTAGAAAAGCTTGGAATGAACAAGAGTGGGGAACTCCTAATGAATCAGCACAACCAACAGGATTTAATTTATCAGCAAGTTTAGGATCTGTTTCAATAACAGCTGAAGTAAATTCAGGTTGGGGAAGAACTAATTGGGGTGAATTAGGTTGGGGTATTCCAGGGACTTTAATACCAACTGGAGTATCTATGTCAGCATCGTTAGGCACAGTAACAGCAGTTGCTGAAGTAAATATTGGTTGGGGAAGAAAAGAATGGGGTCAAGGTTTATGGAATAATGATGGGGACGATTTAGTAATACCTACAGGATTTGGTATGAATGTGGTTCAAGGTCTTCCTTCTATTGACACAGAAATTAACACTGGTTGGGGAAGAGCTGCCTGGGGTGAATTAGATTGGGGTGGATTCTCAGATTCTATAGTTGTAGGGGTTTCTGGAAATCCTATAACTGTGTCACTAAATAGTGTGCTTCCTATACCAAATACCATTGCTACACTTACAGGAATTAATACAACAATTAGTCTAGGAACCCTTGACATTGACGCAGATGCGAATATAACAATAACAGGAAATAGCTTGACAGCGGCTACAGGATCGCTTAATGCTATTATCTGGAACCAAGTTGATACAGGCACAGCACCCACTTGGAAAAATGTTGACACCGCTGCTTAATTTTAATAAAATACGAACAAATAAGGATTTAAAACTATGGCAAACAGTACATCAAGCTTTCTAAAACTTACCGTACAAGCGACTGGTGAAAACTCAGGTACGTGGGGTACAATTACAAACACAAACTTATTAATTCTTGAGCAAGCATCAGCTGGTTACGAAGCAGTAGCACTTAATGCTACAACGGGAGCAACTTTAGTTGCAACAAATGGTGCTGTTTCAAACGCTAAAAATATTGCGTTAGAATTAACAGGAACGATTACAGGAGCAGTAGATGTTATTGTTCCAGTAACAGAAAAATATTACATTATTAAAAACTCAACATCTGGAGCTCACGCAGTAACAGTTAAAGTATCAGGTCAAACTGGTGTAACTTGGGCTGCTGCTGATAAAGGAACTAAAGTTCTTTATGGTAACGGAACAGATATGGTTAACTCTAATTTAGAGAAATTATCATCTGACTACGCTCCTCAACTTTCAGCTAACTTAGACGCAAATGGTCAAAACATTTTAATCGATGGTGCTAATTTTATCGGAGATGAAAATGGTAATGAACAAATTAAATTTGCAACTACAGGATCAGCTGTAAATGAATTTTCAGTAACTAACGCTGCAGCAGGAAATGCTCCAGCATTATCAGCTACTGGTGGTGACACAAACATTGATATGACTTTAACTCCAAAAGGAATTGGTAGAGTTACATTAAATGGTGGTGGTAAAATTCAACAGCTTGCAGAAAAAGTTACAACTGAAGCAACAGCAGCTACAGGAACAATTAACTATGATGTTATTACTCAAGCTGTTTGGAACTTTACTTCAGATGCAGCAGCTAACTGGACATTAAACATTAGAGGTGATGGATCTAATTCATTAGATTCTATCATGGACACTGGCGAGTCAATTACTATAGCTCACATTGTTAAACAAGGTGCTACACCTTATTACAATTCAGCAGTTCAAATTGATGGATCAGGTGTTACACCAGAATGGTCAGGTGGATCTGCACCATCAGCTGGTAACGCTAACTCATTAGATGTTTATACATATACAGCGATCAAAACTGGGTCTGCAACGTTTACAGTTTTAGCAGCACTGACACAGTTCGCGTAATAGGAGGAATATAGAAAGATGCCAATTATAGGATCATTCGCAGCAGGATCAGCAAAAGGTTTCGGTCTAACTATGGCCGGAAAGAAAATTGAAGGTGTTTCATTTTTAGTTTTAGGCGGCGGTGGCGGCGGTGGCCCAAATCAGGGTGGCGGCGGAGGAGCTGGCGGCTATCGTTTAGCTGACCCAGGAAACTCAGGTCAATACTCAGGTGGACCTGATAACTCATCTTCTCAAGATCCTGCAGGAACTTTAGATTTATTCTTAGGAAAAGATTATTCTGTAGTCGTAGGAGCCGGTGGTACAAAAGGTTTTAATCCTGAAACACCAACTGGATATGCAAACAACGGAAGTCCATCAGTATTCGCAACTGTAACATCATTAGGTGGAGGCGGAGGAGCCTCTCACCCAAACACAATTAGAGATGCTAACCCATTAATTCCACCATCTATCCCTGAAGGAAGAGGATGGCCAGGTGGATCCGGAGGAGGAAACTCTGTAGGATCAGGAACTAACGGTGACGATCAAAACCCACCAACTTCAAAAACAGCAGATCCAACTAAAAGAGGACCAGGAACTCCAGCACAAGGATTCCCAGGTGGCTTAGGTGGATACACAGATAAAAACCCATTCCCAGGTGGCGGAGGCGGCGGAGCCGGATCATCCGGAACAAATGCAACTCCAGGACCACCTCCAGGTGCATCACCACAACCAGGTAATGGTGGACCAGGTGGAAACGGATTAACATCATCAATAACAGGATCACCTGTAACGCGAGGTGGCGGCGGGGGCGGAGGCTCTCGAGAAGACCAAGGCCCAGGCGGATCTGGTGGCCCAGGTGGCGGAGGATCTTGGAGAAATGGACAAACAGGAACTGCTGGCGGAACAAACCAAGGAGCAGGTGGAGGATCGGCAACAGGTGCAAACACAGGTCAATATCCAGGTGGTAATGGTGGATCAGGTGTTGTGGTTATTAAAATTCCTACTAGCTTTAATGCAACTTTTAGTCCAGGTGTAACTCAAACACCTAGTTCAACTCCAACACATAAAATTTATACAGTAACGGCAACGTCTGATAGTTCTCAAACTGTTAATTTTAGCGAGGCATAATTATGGCACACTTTGCAGAATTAGATGAAAACAATGTTGTAACAAGAGTTAACCACGCTCCTGACAATATTACTGAAGCAGAAATCAGAGCTAGAGGATTAAATGTAAGACAATGTAGCTACAATACAAAAGGTGGTATACATTATGATCCTATCACAGGCGAACAATCAGAAGATCAAAGTAAAGCTTTTAGAAAAAATTATCCAGGTCCAGGTTGGACTTATGATGAGGGAAGAGACGCTTTTATACCCCCTAAACCATTTCCTTCATGGACTTTAAACGAAACTATTTGCATGTGGAACGCCCCTGTTCCACAACCATTAGATGAAGAAGATGGTTATTTAAAAGAATGGGATGAAGAATCACAAAGCTGGGTAATGAAAAACCCTGGTTAATCATTGGCTTTTAATTAGAAAGCTGATAGAAAGATAACAGAATGACATTAAGAGTAATAGATAAAATATTTAAAAAAGACGAAAATAAAAAAATTCTAGCTGAAATTAAAAAGCTAAAATTTAAACGTGGTGAGTCTGATAGACCAGAAACTCCTCCTACTGGTAAAGTTACGACATTAAAAAAGACTTCTTACATCT